TTTGGTGGTGCCGCCCGGGGGGGCCCCGCGGGGGGGGGGGGGGGGGGGGGGGCCCGGGTGGGCGGGGGGCCCCGGCCGAACGTTCCGGCCGGGGCCCGTCAGCGCTGAGGCATCAGGCCGTGGTAGGGACGCTCAGCATGCGGAACGCGGCGTCGTTCACACTGTCGGCGCCGACCCGGTAGTAGGCGTACCAGCCACGCTGGCCGGTCGGCCGGCGGTTCGCGCCCACCAGGTGCGGGATGAACTCAACGGTCATCCCCACCCGGTCGGCGATCACGTAGTTGCTGAAGTCGCCGTAGACCAGCAGGTTGTTGTCGCCCGTCGCGGCCGGGTCGAAGGAGGCGTCCATGTCCTCCGCCTCCAGCGCGGGACGGCCCATCAGCTGCGGCGGCACGTCCGCGCCGATCCGCTCCCACAGCTGCGCGCCGCCGTTGACGTCGAACTGCCGCACGAGGTTGTAGATCGACCTGTTACCCAGCCATGAGGCGCCTGTCCGGTACCGGGACGGGAGCGCCCCGTCCAGCTTGTAGATGTCGGCGGCCGCGAAGGTTTCCGCGGTCGTCGGCGCCACCACGGACGCGGTGCCGGTCAGAGCCGTCACGATGCCCGTGGGCTGGCCCGTGCCGGTACCGGAAACGAACGCAGACGCCTCGAGCACGTCACGGCCGAAGGACAGCAGCCGGGCGACTTCCTGAGTGACGTTGGCCTCGTCTTCCAGCGCCTCGATACTGATCGGAACGAAGCCCTGCGCCTTGTACACCGGGATGGACGGCTGCGCAAAGCTGGGGGCGTCGTCGGAGACCTCGGTGGCTTCGGCGTCCCACGACCAGGCGACCGCGCCGGAGCTGACGCCGTTCCACACGTCACCGGTGGCGACCACCGTGCGTGCGGCCTCGCGGATCTGGTTGCGGGACCCGTTCGCCGTGATGATCACTGTCGGGTCCAGCTGAAACGGGACCAGGTAGCCGCCCGCGGTGTCGGTGAGCGACATGGCCCGCTCGAGGGCCTTCTGCTCCTCCGGGGCGATCATGTGCCCGCGGCCGGACGCGACCTTGGCCCAGGCCCGCAGGTACTCCGGCGAGCTGGTGGCCAGGCACAGCTTGGCGATGCGGGAGTCCCCGTCGTCCCACCGCTCGATGATCGCCGTGCCGGCGGCGCGCACGGAGTCGTTGGCGCCGGCCATCTTCTCCACGGCCGAGAGGGCCCGGGCCCGCAGCTCCTGGGCGACCTCGCCCTTGGAGCGGCCGAACGTCCTGACCTCGCTGAGGTCCCAGGGGTTGCGGAACCGGCGGTCCTCCACCGAGTCCGGGTTGAGGATTGGGTCGGCGTCGTAGCCACCACCGATGGCCGACCCCGGCACGATCGCGGTTGCAGCCGGCCGACGGTCGGCGGACGTGCTCGCCGACCGGACGCGCTCCAGCGCCGCCTTGCGCTCCAGCTGCCGCCGGTGCGCGTCGACCTCGGCGAACTCGCGGGTGAGCTCGTCGAACTGCTTCTCGTCGTCCTCGGTCAGCTCCGGCTTGTCGCCGAGCCGCTCCAGTTCAGCCTTGATGTCCTTCAGGCGGATCAGCGCCTGCGGGTGGGAGAGCTCCATCAGCTCTGCTCCTTCGGTTCGTCGATGAGCGCCAGGCGCTCGCCCATCAGCCCGGTGATCTCACGGATCTGGTCACGGAGGGCGGCGGTGCGCGGGGATGGCGACGGGTGCCCATCGGCGGGCGGCGCGTCGGTGGTGCTGGGGGTAGGCGGGTGCCCTGCAGCGGGCGGCGCGCCGGCGTTGCGTGCGGGGTCCGGGTGCCCTGGGGCGGGCGGCGCGGACGGGCCCGGGCCGGCCGGTTCAGCGGCCGGGTCGGGGGTGGTCGCGGTCGGGTAGAGCAGCGCGGCGGCGACCTCGCGGCGCAGCTCCGGGTCTTCGGGCACCTGCGGTGCGACGGCCGCGGCGGACCGGGCGAGGGACACCCGGATGCGGCGGGTGAACTCGTCGTCGCGGGCCAGGCCTCCCGCCATGTCCCGGGCCCGTACGGACACGCTGGTGCCCACGTAGGCCGGGAAGACGACGGGGCCGAGCTCGCGGCACTTCAGCTCGATCAGCTCGCGCTGCAGCGGCCCGCGGTCGCCCGGCATCCACAGCAGGTCGTACACCTCTTCGGGCTTGACCAGCTTGCCGTTGACGTCGCGCCACTCTTCGCGGACGACCTCGAACCGGAAGCTCATGCCGTTCACGGTCTGCTCGGCGATCGCGTCCCGGATGGGTTCCATCAGCCAGTTGTCCGTGATCCGGCCCTCGACGTACAGGCCCTGGTCGTCCTCGCGCAGTTCGGTGATCGCACCGATCGGGATGGACCCGATCAGCGGGTGTCGGCCGTGGTCGAACTGCATGACCGGCGTCTGCTCGCGGATCGTCTTACGGAAGGCGCCCCTGCGGATCGTCTCGTAGAACTGGCCTTCCCAGGAGTCGATCTCGGTGGGCTCGCCGAACACCGCGGCGTACCCGGCCAGCTGCCGGCCGTCTCCGTCGCCGGTGTCCTCGCCGATGTCGTCGCGGACGAGTTGGAACGGCGCCGACCGCATCAGGTCACGGGCAACGGACTGCATCACGGGCATCTCAGGCCCCTCCCTCGATGGGTCGGATAGCGGACTCCAGCGCGCCGGCCAGAGCCCGCACACGGGCGGCCTGCGGCGTGCTCGTGCCGGGCGCCTGCAGCTGGACGGAGAACAGGCCGGTGTGCACCAGCAGGCTCCAGTCCGAGGCGGTCACCGCGGCCATGACGGACTCCGGGGTGTACCCGGCGTCGACGAGCGTGCGGATCGTCCGCGACTGCACGCCCTGGATCTCGGCCGCGTCCCGTGCGTCCTCACGCAGGAACGGGACGTCGCGGGCGTCGTACCACAGCCGCACGGCCCCGGAGGTGCTGGCGCCGGGCGGTGTGATCAGGTGCCCGAAGCTGCCGGCGGCGTTCTGCCACAGCGGATGGATCGTGCCGTCCGCGAACCGCCTGCGAGCCTGCCCGTAGTTCGAGTACGTGGCCGCCTTCAGCCCCTCGGACAGACCGACGATGACCGGCGGCACACCGGCCGCCGCCGCGATGCGGGTCTCACCAGCCCCCTGCACCGAGCTGAAGTCCATCTGCTGGAAGTTCGCGCCGGTCACGGTGACGTCGGCACCGCCGCCCAGGTACAGCGTCTTGTAGGCGTTGTCGACGCCCTGGTGGTTGGCCTCCATCTTCGCCTTGAACTTGGCGAAGGCCTCCGGGCTGACCTCGCGCGCAAGCCGGACGACCATGTTCGGCGTCGCGGCGTTCTCGAAGAACCGCCGCTTGTGCCGGGCCATCAGGTTGTCGTTCTGCACCTCGCGGATCACCGGTGTCAGCCACGACATGCCCCGGTAGGTGGCCAGCGGATCCGGGATCGGCGCGAAGTGCGCCACCTCGTCCGCCAGCAGCGGCACCGGTTCCTGCCCGGGCTCCTGATAGATGACCCCGAGCTTGCGCCAGCCCAGGAGACCACCGCGGTGCTCGCGCCGCTCCAGGACGATGGACACCCAGTCCGGACGCATCCGGACCAGCTCGTCGCCCAGCCGCGTCCAGTAGGCGTTGCCGGCGAGGTCGGCGTCCTGGATGTCCCGCGAGAGCAGGTCCTGCGTCGTCCCGCCCGGCCACGGCTGCTCGAGGATCTGCAGATCCTGCGAGCCGAACAGGGCGCTCGGCGTGCCGTTGTTGAGCCGCTGCCACACGAACCGCGGCGCGGAGAACACCATCTGCCGCGCGACCATGCACGCCCAGATCACCGGGTTCGTCGCGAACAGTGCTGCGTATCCGGGCAGGTCGCTGGGCGCCTTCTCAGCGGCCTGCCCGGGCTGCGTCTGGGTGATCCCCAGAGCCGACCAGCCGCCGTAGCCCAGGGACTCCTGCAGGGCGGCCGCGTAGTCGTCGATCGTGCTGATCGCCCGCGCCTCCGAGCCGCGCCGGCGGTGGGCCTGCCAGAGGTTCACGTCTTACCCCCGTCACCGGTGTTGACGTCCATCAGCAGCAGGCAGTACGCCACCAGCAGCACCCCGCCCACGGCCAGGCCGACCGCGAGCCCCAGCCCGAGGCCGGCGCCCGCGGCCGCCATCGCGCCGCCCGTCACCACCCCCGTCCGGGCCCGCGCAGCATGCGTCATCCGAATGCGGCCCACGGCTCCACCTCCTCCTCCGGCTCCTCGATCTCCACCGACAGCCCCCAGCGGGCGTGCGTCGCCGCCACCAGCGGCGTGATGTCCACGCCGACACCACGCCGGGCCCACGCCCAGGCCTCGCCCAGCTCACGCTTCCTCGCCCCGGCCAGCGCCGTGGTGAGCGGCGCCTGGTCCAGGTGCACGATCCGCCCGGCCGCCACCGCGTCATAGAGCTGGCCGACGGCCTGGACGACGTCTCTCGTCTTCATCTGCACGATCGGGGCCAGGAGCGCGGGCTCCTCCCCGTCGGTCACGTCCTCGTCGGGGTCGACCTTCAGCCCGTCCGTCAGGTCCTGGATCAGCGATCCGGCCGGGCCGCCTGTGTCGATCACCCAGCAGCGCGGGTTCCACTTCTTCGTCAGCTCCCGGGCCCGGGCCACCACCCAGTCCGTGCCGGGCCGGTTGTCGATCACCTCGATGTGCACAGCCCGCCCGCTCCAGCCGGCCGCGCAGATCGACGCGTGCGAGCGCTCCGGCGTGACGTCGACGGCGAACGCGACCGGGTCCTGCATCTGGCTGTCACCGTCGACCAAGGCCTCCCACACGTCCCGCCCGATGACCGCCCAGGCATCGCTCTCATCCGAGGGGTAGTCACCCACACCGAGCCGCTCGCGAGCGTAGATCTCCGGCGCCATCGTCCGCCGCTCCCTCTCGGTGTGCTCCAGCGACAGCCGGTAGCCCAAAGCTGGGTTGGACCTGGCCACGGCCTCCGGGCTGCTCGGGTCGTCGTGGTCGGTGCAGTCCTCCCGGCACTCCTTGACGTGCGGGGCGATCGACCACTCCAGGTAGGCCAGCGACGGATCCGGCACGCCGGCCTCGATCGCGGCGAGCGCCCGGGCCCGCAGCCGGGCCAGCTGCACCGACGACGGCCCGATCCCGGCGGAACCGAGGTACCAGACCTGCGGGTCCTCCACCGCCGCCAGCGTCGGCATCAGGGCGCCCATCGCGTCGTCCCCGAGGATCATGTCCTCGTCGAGAATCAAGGTCTTGCCGGTGAAGCCGCGGCCGGAGCCGCCGGAGCGGGCCAGGAAGCGCAGCCGCTGGCCCGACAGCAGCTCGATGGCTTCCTCGCCCGTCGTGCGGCGCACCCTCGCCACGCGCTTGCGCAGGTGGTCCCAGTTCGTGATCAGAGACTCGATCCGCCGGAACCCCTCCAGCGCCGTCTTGAACTCGTGGGCGGAGTGGATGATCAGCGGCTCGCCGAGGAGGAACAGGCCGGCCAGCTCCCTCGCCTCGATGATGCCGCCCTTGCCGTTCTGCCTGGCGACGTTGACGGCGACCTCGAACGCGGACCAGGACCCGTCCGCCCGCTCGCCGAGCCCGACGTGCAGGCAGTACTGCTGCCACGGGTCGAGCTCGAGCTCCACCGAGGCCGCGAGCTCCACCGCCTCCTGCCCCGAGCTGGACACGTACGGCGGGACCGTCTCGATGCGTGGGCGCTGCGCCCCGTACAGCCGCTCACCGTCACGCACTGCGACGCCGCTTCCGCTTGGCTGCGAGCTGGTCCACCGGGTCGGCGGCCGCGGTCTTGGCCGGTGCGACCTTGCGCAGTTCGAGCATCGTTGCCCGGAGCTCGCGGGCGACGACGGCCGCTGACGTCGGCGCCTCGCAGTCGTCCAGGTGCCGGGCCAGGCGGAGGGCGACGGCGACCAGTCCGGGGGCGATGCCGGCGACGCCGAGCTCGTCGATCTCGGCCTGCGTCTCGTCCAGCGTCATGATCACCACCCCATCACTCAGAGTCAGACCCCGCTTAGGACGGTCGAACCTAGGTCCGGGTGACTACGGACAGTGACGCCGCTAATGTGACCCAACTCTGTTGGCGGTGATTACGGTCCGTCACATCGAGTGATCTTGAAGGGCTGTCACGCGCAAAGACGGGCGACAAGGGCTTTTGGGTCGCCCGCCCGTCCAGAGCCACGATGACCCAGGGCCCCCCTCCCCTCCGCCGGGCCGCCGGGCATCGACCCTGGTCAGAGGGTCGTCACTCAGTGCGGTCACGGTGATCGACTCGGGCCCGGACCGGGTCGGAGCGGGGTCGGAGTCACCGTGAGTGGGGGTACTGCCGACCCCTGCCGGCGTGCCGGTCCCGGCCGGCCGGGTGGGGTGCACGATGGGTGACCGACAGTGGGATGACCGTGTGTCACCAGCGTCGCGAGGCTTGGCGACCGACTGGCTTGCCATGTGGTCGCTGTGCGTGCTGCTGGTACCAGCGGGTGGCCACTGCCAGGAGGCCGGGCGACCGCATGTCCCGCACGCGCTGCATGACGACCTCGCGGCCCGGGTCGACGGTGATCACCTCGGCGCCGTGGCGCTCGTAGCGGGCCAGCCACTTGCGGCTCGGCATGGTGTGGATCAGGTAGACGTCGACCTGGTCCAGGTGCCGCACGGCCTCGTCGATGGCGGCGTACCGAGCACGGAGAGCGACCTTCGAGGCGATGGGATCGTGGTTCCACTGAGGGGCGCCGGGACCGGTGAGGGCCTGGGTGATGCGGTCCAGATCGATCACGATGTCCCGGGCCGTGGCCCGGGCCGCGATCCACGAGCTCTTGCCCGCGGCCGGCGGGCCGGTCACGACGTAGAGCACGCTGCTTCACCGTGGCTGCAGCACAGAGCACCGGCACAGCCGCAGCAGCGGTCCGGCTGGGCAGTGGTGGCGTCGGGTCGGTAGACGTCGGTGCCGTCGGCGCCGGCGATCACGAGGACGTCGGCGACGCCGGCCAGTCGCTGGCGCAGTTGCTCGGCGATGTCGCGGGCCCGGGCGGCCGGGACGGCGGGGGGGACACGGACGAGGACGGTGTCGCCGGGGCGGATGACGGTGAGGTCGACCGTGATGGTGGTCGGGGTGTCGGCCACGGTCACCACCTCCTTGGGTGTGGTGCAGGCCGGCCGATGCAGGTCGGGTTGTGCCGGCTGAAGAGACGGCAGGCGACACGGCGGGGTACGACGTAGGCGAACTCGCGGGGTTCGCTGATGAGGAAGCGCAGCCAGTACTCGGGGCCGGTGGCGGTGTAGCTGTACTCGTACCAGCGTGGTGGGGGTGGGGCCTGGCGTGTGAGCACGGTCATGCGCCGGTTGGGCGGCATGGCGAGCCAGCGCTGCCGCAGCTGCTCGTAGTCGTCGTTCACGGTCGCTTCCTTGCTCGGCACCAGATGCGCCCGCAGTCGATCAGGTTCGGATCGCTGTACGTGTCGGTGAAGCTGTCCGGCGGGGCGCTGGGTTCCATGCTGAGCTGGCGTTCCAGCCGGCTGATGACGGCGTACGAGGCGCAATCGTGTGTCGGGCAGCGGCGGGCGATGCGGTGCAGCAGCTCGCGCATGGTCACCACCTCCGTGAGGTCCGCTCCACTGTGGCGGTGGTGCTGCGGTTGCCGCGCGCCGAGTTGCAGCGGCGGTGCGCTGAGCGGGCGTTGGCGGGGTCGAGGAGGCTGCCGCCGCGGGAGAGCGGGACGGCGTGGTCGAGGGTCCAGGACCAGGGGTCGCGGGCGTCGAGGCCGGGGTCGATGTCGTGGCCGCAGATCCAGCAGGGTAGGCCGAGGGCGCGCTGCTGGGTGCAGAGGCGGCGGTAGGGGCGTCCGTTGCGGGGGTTGCCGGCCACGGGCGTCACCTCCATGAGGGGGAGGTTCGTCAGTTCGAGTTCGGCGCGCTCCAGGAGGCGTGCGGAGTTCTCGAGGGCTTGGTCTTCGGTGGGGACTGTCATGGTGTGCCTCGCTCTGGGGTGGGTGTGTGTCAGCTGGCGAGGCGGCGGGTGGCCGGGGAGTTCAGCCGGGCTTGGCGTTCGGCGGCGGCGACTTGGGCCTGGGTGTAGATGCGGCGGCCGCGTTCGTCGTGGCGGGCGCCGGTGAGGTGCCCGCGACGTTCCCAGGAGTAGATCGTCTGGAGCTTGCGGCCGGTGAGGGCGGCGGCTTCGCGGACGGTGAACCACAGGGTGCCGGCGGCGTCCTCGCGTCCGTTGGCTGGGGTGTGGTCGGTGGGATGCGGCATGGTCACCCCCTGGACGTGCGAAACCCCCGCGCGGTGGCGGGGGCTTCGAGTGGTGTGTGGGCACAGCTGTGCTGCTGGCACCGGATTATGCAGTGCTGATCAGCACCGTGTCCAGCAAGGTGATCTCGCTCTGGTGTGATCAGCTCGGGTAGTCGTCGCCCAGCACCTCCCGCCGCGCCGCCTCCGCCCGCCGGTTCAGGGCGCCCGTCATCCGGAACGCCGCCACCGTCAACGCGAGCCAGGCCGCGGCGAGCAGCAGCTGCACGACCGTCCCCGCCACGCCGAGGCCAGCGACCGCGCGACCGACGATCAGTGCGATCACGCCGGCGCAGACCCACGCGAACCAGATCCGGAACTTCTCGACCCGCACAGCCTTCTGCACGTCGCTGTAGCTGGACATCCCCACCCCACCTTGCTGTTGCTGTCTGCCGCATGATGCGGGCTGGTGGGGCTGACGTGAAGGCGGTGTGCCCAAGTCGTGACATGAGGCGGCCCCGCCGTCGACGGGGAGGCAACAGCGGGGCGTGGTCTCCGATGTGGCAGGCGGGCGGCTGGCGTGGCGGTTTCAGTTACGCGAGGAGGCGCACCACGTCGTCGAGGCACGGCTCTCCACTGGGCTCTCCGTCCCTCTCCATACTGCTCTCCGCCGGAGACCGGTGCAGGTCAGAGCTGTGGACTACAGGCTCCACAGTGGTGGTCTCCGGGAGCGGGGAGAGTGTCTGCAGAAGGGCCTCGATCGTCGCCCGTGAGATCCCGGATCGGCCGGCCACTGTGCCCACGCGGAGGGTGCGGTCGACGGTGATGTGGTGCCGGTCCAGCCAGGCCCTCATCTCGGGCCGCTTGAGGTGGCCGAGGTCGGGGTGCCGGATGAGGGTCTGGTGCAGCTCGTCGAGGTGGATCCCAGACCGGTCTCGGGTGAGGCGATCGAGCCAGTGGACGAGGACCGCACGCGGGTCCATCTGGGCATCGGCGGGAGGCTGTTTCTTGGCGGTCTCCTTGGGCGCTCGGCCGGCGTGCCAGGACGCGGCCACCCACCCGGTGGTGAGCGGCCACATCAGGGCGGGCAGGGCGCGCACGATCCGGGCGAGCAGGTACACCCCGAAGGCGAGCAAGGCCAGGCGCAGCAGGATGCCGAGGACGGCGCGCCAGCCGGTCAGGTCCGTGCGGCGGCCGCGCGCGCACCAGCCAGCAGCGCGCGCGGCGAGGCGGCGCAGTACCAGGCTGGAGCCGGTGGCGAGCCGGGTGGCGGGACGGGCGAGGCGGCTCACAGGATGCCCGCCCCCTGCACGGCGGCGACCACCGCGTCCCCGGCCCCGTTCAGCGCTGCGGGCAACCACTGCAGCGCGCCGGCTACCCCGGCGGTAAGGAGCAGGACGGAGCCGACGAAGAACCCGCCGGTGATGCGGCGCTTGTCCTTCTTCCCCGCGGTCTTGTACTCCAGGACGACGAGGGCGACGGCCAGGACAGCGATGACGGCGCCGGTCGCTCCGAGGCCGACGAGTTGGCCGGTGGTCAGGGCCGAGCCGCTGGCGGTGCCGCTCGCGGTGGCGCTGGCCCGCTCGCCCGTGCCATTGGCGATGCTGCCGGTGTGGGAGTGGGCCCAGCCGAGGAGCCCGCCGGGGCAGGCTGCCGCGCACGCAGCCGCGGCGAACCCTTTGTTGAACGGGGCGAGCTGCTTGAACTCTCGGCCGCCCTTCCACCAGGGGTGGAGGTTCGCGAGCAGGACGAGCAGCGCGGCGAGTAGCCCGCCGAGGGTGAGAGTGGTGGTGCCGGTCATCGGGGGACTCCAGTGAGGGCCTGGATCGGGTCCCACCAGGAGAAGGCGGCGAGGGACCCGATGAAGGTGACGGTCAGAACGAACAGGCGGGTGGGGCTGCCGCCGCGGCGGGCGACGGTGGTGGAGGCGAGGCACAGCGGGACCAGGCCGAAGCCGTACCCGACGCCGACACCCCAGTCCTCGCGGGCGAGGCCGACGGTGTAGTGCCAGGTCGTAGCCGCGGAGTAGCCGGTGCCGGGGATCGGGAGGAGAGCCCCGGCCAGGGCGATGACGGCGTGCCAGGGGCGGACGTACCGGCCGAGCCAGGCGGTGAACCGTTCCCAGCGGGACGGCTCCTCGGGCTCCTCGTCCGGCCAGACGAGCGTGACCTCGTGGACGTGGTGGACCTCGAGGGGCTGCGCAGCCGGGCCGGGCTGCGGGGGGATCGGCGGAGGCACCACGGCCGGCGGCGGGGGTGGGGGCGGCGGGGTCCGCCAGGGCGGCAGCTCGTCCTGCTCGGGCGGCCGGGCGGGCAGCGGGGCGCCGGCGGGGATGACCCGGGTCGGCGTGACGGCGCGGGGTTCGGGGTTGGACATGGGTGGCTCCTGGTGACCGAAGGGGCGGGCGCGGAGGGCGCGGAGGTAGGCGCGTGCGCGCAGCTCGTCGCCGTCCGGCCACGGCTGCGCGTCACCCATCAGGCGCTCCGCAGATACCGGTTGACGGTCTCGGGCTTCGCATTGGCGTCGGCGACCTTGCGGACGTACCGGAGGACGGCGTCCGGATCGCGGATCCCGGAGTCCATCGCGATCCGGACCGCGTCCTTCAAGGTCATCGGCCCGGCGAGGCTGGGCAGCAGGTTCGGATCCGGATCGTCCGTGGACTGTCCGGACTGGTCCGGATCGGCGTCCGGACGGTCCGGATCGGCGTCCAGCTCCAGGGCGCGCCGCTCGGCCTCGACCTGCCCGCGGGCCCGGGTCAGCTCCCGGTTGATCGCGACCATGGCCAGCTCCCCGCCGGCCTCGGCGCGCTGCTTGTCGACCCACTGCTGTGTCAGGTCGTCGAGCGGCTTGGCGTGGTGGCGCAGGACGACCGTCCACAACGTCTTGACGATGCCGGACACGGCGGCGCCGATGATGCCGATGGTGGCCTGCCCGGCGAGCCAGCCGTGCGCGCCGACGGCGGCCATAGCGATGACGAGCGCCCCATGCCCGATGTTGCGGGGGAGGTCGGCGCGGGCGGGGTCGTAGCGGGCGAGCCACTCGACGGCCATGCACATGATCCACGCCAGGTCGAAGGCGACGGCGGCGGCGTAGGCGGCCGGGGCGATGGTGGCGCGGGCGAGGAGGTCACCGATGGACGCGGTCGACCAGACGACCGTGACGGCGACGAGGAGCCCGGCGGTGGCGGTGACCGCGTTGAGGACGGTGCGGTCCCAGTCGCGGGGCGGGACGGGCAGGTCGACGGTGTACCGCTCGAGGACCATCTCGGTCTTGCCGTTGATGGTGTGGGGGACGAGGCGGGTGCGCTGGACGGTGCGGGTCTTCACAGTGCTCCTCCGGGAGCGCAGGGAGGGGCCGGTCCCGCACGGGGTGCGGGGCCGGCCGGTTGCGGGGGGGGTCAGCGGGCGGGGCGGTACCAGCCGCCCTTGCGGTCGCGGGCCCGGTCCTGGTCCTCCCAGGCCTGGCCCTGGCGGTCGGCACGGCGCGCGCCGACCGTCTTGGCGCGGAAGAAGCGGTCGGCACGGCCGGTCACGGTCGCGGGCGCGGCAGGGTAGGTGCGGCTGGTCGTCTTGCTGGTGCCGAGGAGGCGGTCACGGAAGCGGCCCATCAGCTCTGGCCCCCGTCCCGCCAGCCGAGGCGCTGACGGACATCGGCGGTGTCGGCGTAGTCCTGCTGGCACGCGGCCGGGGTGGCGGGCTCGACGAGGAGCGTGCTCGGCTTCGGGGTGAGGTCGGCCTCGGTGGGCTGCTCGCCGCTCATCGGACACCCCCGATCTCGCGCAGCCGGGCGGCGTACTCGCTGCGGGTGATGGGCCGAGTGACGGGCGGCGTGATGTCGAGGAGCACCTGCGGCTCGCCACCGGTGAGCTCGCGGGCGAGCTCGATGCGCAACCGGTTCGTGAACAGCTCGTCGGGAGCATGGTCGGGGTCGTGGTCGAGGCGGTCGGCCATGGTGATCAGCCGTTCCCGGAGGGACGCTGCGGGCTGCTGCTCGCTCATGACGCACCCGCGATCTCGCGCAGCTGCGCGCCGTACTCGCGACGGACGACCGAGCCGGTGATCTCCGGGGCCAGATCCTGCAGGGCGCCGGTGAGCTGCGGGGCCATGGTCGTGGCCTGGATGAGGGCCTGCCGGCCGATCGTGGTGATCGGCTCGTCGGGCCGGACGGTCTCCAGGCGGTCGGCCATCTCGGTGAGCATCTGCCGCACGAGCTGCTGGCCCTGGCCGGCGGGGCGGCCGTAGCGGTCGGCGCCGCCTGTGGCCAGGCTGCGGGCGGCGGTACGCAGACGGAGGGCTGCCTCGCCACGGGGGGCGTCGGCCAGGTCCGGCAGGGCCAGCTCTGCGGCCTTGACGACCTCGCGGCGCGCGGTGACCGGCATCTGGTGCAGGACGATGTCACCCA